TCTTCTGTCTTATCTTCTGTCTTATCTTCTGTAGTCTCTTGCTGCTCGCTACTTGCGTCTAGCGTCGAGGGGCTAGTGACTTCAGTTACTGTTTCTTTTTCTTCTTGTACCGATACTTCTTCTTCAGGTGCAGATGTTTCAATATCTACATCTACTTCCGGTCCTGAGCTATCTATATCGACTGTCTTGTTTTCTTCGTCTGGCATAGTTTCCTCCTATGTTAAATGTAATGCAACACAGATTCAGGATCTTTTACAGTTCCTAAAACTTCGTCGTCGTTGAGAATTCGGATTTCTCCTCCTTCTATTGGTAGTCGTGATCCTGCGTATCTTGCAAAAATCACCCAATCTCCTTTTTTGCACCAAGGCTGTTCAAACTTATCTTTGTCCTTGTATGCTAATGGACCCATTTTTAAAACGTAACCACAATTGGTTGCGATTCGTAATCGGTCTAATGCTTCTTGTGCAATTAATAATCCACCTTTTGTTTTTTCTTTTGGGGTGAAAGGTAAAACTAATATTCTCCAACCAGATGGTTCTGGAAGCTCATCTACCACAGGTTTAATACTGTCTGGATTAAGCGGTTCCTTATCTGGTGCTATATTATTTTTTTCTTGTTCGTATTTTTCTTGAAGACCTAATTTAATCTTTGGTACTTCCTGATCCGAATGGGACGACGGTGTCGTCTCCGGTTGTTGTGCTTCCGTCATATTGCTCCTTCTTATTTAGCAGGTTAGAGATTTCCTGTAATATATATTGATAGGCATGTGCCTGACCTAGTAGATACTTATATTTATCCATATTGTCAACACCTCCAGTGATCATTACTTCACCAATGTTTTGATAGGATGCTTTTAATTTTTTTTGAATTTGCTGTATGAGTACTAAATCGTCCATTAACAGTTCCACTTTCTGAGAGACTTATTAATTCTGCTATCCGGGTCTCTTGCCGTTTTTGCAGAGGTAAGTTTAGACTTCATACCTTTCATTCTAGCACAAAAAGATTTACGTCGATTTGCTGCTTTAGAACCTTTTTTTAACTTAGACGGTTTGGTTGTTACCGCTGTTTTTAATTTTGAACCAGGGTTCGCTGCTCTATAAGATGCAACACCTTTTTTATTTAAACCACCTGATTTTGATTTACCTTCTTTACGTTGCCACGCTGCTGTTTTTGCCATTATTTTTTCCTCACAATAGTTTTAACATTAGTTGGTTTACCACCAGGATTACCAGCCGCTCTTTTTCTTCTAACCGCAGAAGCTTTTTGTGAAGCAGACATAGATCTTGCTTTTGCAAGTGGAACACATTTTGGATATGCTCTTTTGGATCCTTTACTTCTTCCACAAGGTTGATATTTCCCTTTCTTTTTGGGAGCTCCTATATCTACCCATTTCTCTCCTACCCACTTACGTAAGCCCATTACTTTTTCTTCTTTGGTTTTTTCTTACCGCCTGGTTTTATTTTACCAGAGCATACTGCAGATCCATACATATTAGCATATGCAGATGGATATACTTTAAATTTTCTTTTGGCTGCTGCTTTGCCTTTTGCGCAAAGTTTAGCCATTATTTTTTCTTTTTAGGTTTAGTTTTTAATATTTTATCTTTTAAAAACTTAGGTAAAGTTTTTTGTTTTTTTGTTAATTTAGCCATTATTTTTTTGCCTCCTTTTTACATGAACATTCGTGATTACATAAACATTGTGTAATACCAAATACTTTACACATTAATTCACAAAGTTTTCTTTTAATTTTTTTAAACATTATTTTTTTCCTCCTCTAAAAATCTGTGTACCCTTTATACCATAAATCGAAGCTACTACAAGTATCCAGAGATTGGTAAACCATGAAGGAAGTGAAGAAAAATGATCAAAAAAGATATTTACCTTATCCATAACCGTTGGATCATCGCTTACAACTGCCCAGGCTAAAATTGCTATGGGGGCCGAGAGAATTACCAGAACTGCCTCGTCCTTCCAATCTGAATTTCTAGATTCTAAAAGTTTTCCTTGATAAGTTTCATCTCCACGTGCCATACGTTCGGCATGCATAAGTTGTGCGTCTGACATAGCCATTTTTGTTTTCTGCTTGTTAGCGTAAATCTTGCTTCCAGCAGAAACGGCTAATTTAATTGCCGATAACCACATGTTAGTACCAAGTAGCTTTTTTACTTTTATTGGCCAACATTCTACGAGTTCCTCTTACTTGAACCGTTTGAGACTCGTTAGGTTTCGTTGTTTCTATGTCTTTAATCGGTGCTCCGACTTGAGATACTTTTGTAGTTTTATCTTTTTTCATATTATCTTTTTAACCTTTTTTTGTAGTTTTGTCATCATTTTCCTTGCTGCTTTAATTTAGCGGATAAAATGGTTTTTTCAATGGAAGTATCTGCTCTTAAATTAGCTAAATCTTCATTCTGGTCTAATTTTTGTTGATCTGTAGCTTGATTCATCATTGCTTTCATTCTATCAATGTTGAATCTTTGTTCATCGGCCTCTTTTTTACGTTCGTTGTCTTGTGCTCTTAGATCTAACTCTCTTGCTTTTAATTTTGCAAGAGGATCATTGTCTAATTCAGAAATAATCTTGTTTTCTTCCTTCATAAATTCTTCCATCATCTCAGAAATCAATACAGCTTTTCTAGACTCTATTTTTTCAGAGATCATTCTCATTTGAATTTGCATTTGTTGCGCTGCTTGAGGATTTTGTTGCATCATTTGTTGCATTTGTTGTAATTGTTGCATTTCACTTTTAAATTCTACCTCTACTTGCTCTTGAGCCATCAAAGAAATGTGTTCAAAGATGTTTTTCTCTAAAGCAGCCATTACCGGTGGAGCATTTCTTGCTAAATTAGTAGACATAAAGCTTAAATGAGTTGAAATGTGCGCTCTGTGGTCTTGACCTGGAAACGCTTGGAATGATTTCCCTGCAAGAGCATCGATTTGCTCTAATGCAGGGTCCTTTGGTTGTGGGGGAGTTGGTTTTTTTAAAATTTGATCAATATCTTTGACACCTAATGCTTCGTACATGTTTTTGTACACCTCATATTGGTTATGAATACCTGGATTGGATGCTGCTAATTGCATTTCAGTTTGAGCTAAACTGATTCTTTGAGTTTGAGAAAAAATATTAGGGTCTGCAACCGGTAAAATGTCTACTTTGTCATCAAAATCTGCTTGTTTAATTGTTTTTTCTGCACCCGGTACGTCATATGGGTACTCTTGAGGTAAATATAATTTGAATACTCTTGCTAATAATTGAAATTCTTGTTTGAGAGCGGCATAAATTCGTTTATGAATTGCCGACATGGTTCTACTTCCTCTCTCCAACAGCGCTACGGTCGTTCCCACTGCCGCTTGTTGGTTCCCGTCTCCTACTTGCATGTCTGCTATTGAAGCAAAGCGTTGACCTGCATTCACAACGACCCCCATTAATTGTAATAAGGTTCCAGATGGCTCTTTAAATGGAAGCATCATAAAAGAATCTTTAATGTTTCCACCAGGTGCATCTACATCTCTAAATTCTCCTGGTTGTATTGATTGAGCATCATCTCTAATTCGTATTCCTCGTTGCTTGAATCCAGCTGGCAGATTGGCTAAGGTTCCCGCATCTAACAATTGTCTCAATGCAGAAGTAGCGGTTCTGGATAATCCACCAATCATGTGAATTAAACCAAAGCCATAAAAACCTAAACCTGGTAAAAATCTAAAATGAATAAAATATTGTATCTTAGCTTTCTTAGGGTCATTGACTTCGTAATTTCTTTTAATAGATAAAACTTCTCTGGAGCTTTCTTCGATGGTTACAATGTAGGGAAGTTTAATTCCAGTAGGTTCACCATCGGCACCTATGTCTTCAAAACCTTCTATCTCTAAATTGACATGATACTCTAACAATGTAAATACATCGTCACTACCCATTCTAGAAACTCCTTCTAGTTCTCGTTCTTTTTTTTCAATATCTGTTTCAGGTTGTTCTCCAGGAGTTAATTCTACATCTCGATAAAAACCTGCGACTTGTTGTTTACGTAATTCATTCTCAGACATTTTTACAATGTGTACAATTGCTTCTGCATCTTCTAAAGAAGAGGCATTGTAAGGAACCACTAATTCATCTGCAGGAATAAATTTAGAAACCGCTCTTTGAGATAGTTCATCGTAATACACTTTTTTAAAAGCAGATCCTGCGAGAGGTAGATGAAATAACATAGTATCAAATTCTGGTTCATATTCTTTCATGACATCCATGATTTGATAATTCATAAAATCTTTAACTCGTTGAGACTGGTTTTCTTTTTCTGTAGTAGTGTTCCCTAAGATTTGAGTTCTTACGGGTCCGTTTGCAGGTAATAATTCTTTGTACGCCAAAGCTTGAAACTGAGTTACGGCTTCTGCTAATACAGGGTGGGTTGCACCTGACGCACCGCTAAAAGGTTCTGTACGTTGTTCATACTTAAACCCAAGCAAGTCTAGTCCTTGTCGGTATGCGGTTTCCCAATCTTTTCTAGAACTTTTATATTCTTGATAGTTTTGGTATAATTCAGATCCCATTCTAGAGAGGTTTCTCTCTTCTATAAATTCTGCTAAGTTTGCGTAATGATCTTGACTTTCGCCTGCAGCCATAGCCGTAGGATCAAAATCGATATCTACCGATCCGTCTTCGTTTTCTGTAACTTCAGTTCCGTCTTCGGAAACTTCTTTTTCTCCAGGTTCAACTACTTCTATCTCTTCTTGAACTTCTTTTTCTTCTTCAGAAAGAGGTTTAGCTTCGTTGGGTAATGATTTTTCTACGTCGGCCATTTATTTTCTCCGTTGGTACTGTCTTAACAGTATTATAGTTAATATTCAAGCCCTGTGGGACAGGGCCTCTTTTAGGGGGTATCGTTAAGGTAAGTCTTTTTGGTTTAATCATTTTCTACTCTTCCACCATATGATAAATATTGAGTCATGATATCCTCCACTGGTTTTGGTGGCTCTAGTGTATATAAACTAAATCTATTTTTACCTCTTTGTTTGTTTTGTAATGCTTCTTGTTCTGAAACTTTTTTTGCCTCTTCTTTATATTTTTTTTCTGCTTCCTCAAGTGTAAGATCAGACTCAACAGGAAGCATGCCTAAATCAGTGTCTAAAAAAGTATCATCTTGTGCTATCTGATCATCCATTTCAGCTTTTTTAACAACAGCTCTTGCTTCTTTTCCTTTTGGAGATAAAGAAATTAATCTTTTTGTGCCACCTATTACATCTGTTCCAACAAAGCCTTGCTCTAATACTTCTAATAAAGGTTTACCTTCTTTAAACGCGGAATATAAATCATAAATAACTACAGGAGCGGCAACAACCCCTAAAGTTTTTAAACCACTAGATAAATATTTTGCTTTTTTAAAATCGTCAGGAATAGATCCTGCCATTTCAAATAAATCTGTAATACCTGGTATTTTTGAAAAGAGTTTTTGTTGATTAATTTTAAATAGTCCTGGATTTTTTTTTACATTTTTTGTTAATTGTTCGGTAACTCCTTCTGGCGTTGTAATAAGTTTTGCTGAAGAAGAAAAATTTAATTTACCATTTATTTCTTTAATAGAAACGTCTCCTAAATAATTATTATATTTTTTATTAAAAGTTTTTTTAAGATTATTCATTTCCTTAACAATTTTACCCCTATCTTTAACAGGAGTTGCTTCATAGTTTCTTATTAGCCTAGATATTTTTGAATCAAATTCATGGTTTTTAATTTTTTTATTAAACTCTTCTCCTATTGGATTAAGTTTGGCATATTCAATTTCGTCTGCATAACCAAGATCAATGATTGACTGAGGTATTTTGTGATCATAGTTTATATTTTCTGCTATTTTTAATGTTTGTTTAGCTCCCTCATATTTATTTCTTCCTGCTTCTCGTATAGCCTTTCCTACCAAATCAAATTGATCCTTGTATTTTGGGTCTACTAATTGTTTTAAATATTTCAATTCATCTATTACATATCCTCTTGATTTTATATTTCTTAGATTAGCTAAAACATCTTCATTAATGTCTTTAAGTAAAAGTCTGGCAATAGGCCCTGTTAAATTTCTATTAATTCCTAAGTCACTTAAAATTTTATTACTCATTAATCTTTTTTTTAAAGAAGTTCTACTTCCTTTGTTTATGTCTTGAGAAGTTAAATCTTTTAATTCATTAAGTACTTTATTTTTAACTTGTGGATTAAAGTTATATAATGAAGCGTTAAAAATATCTTCAGTCGATTTTCCTGATATTTTATAACGACCTATCGGAGATCCTTTATCATCGTAACCAGATGCAAAACTTTTTGTTATATTGCTAAAAAATAATTTTCCAAAATTATCTAATGTACCTTCTGAAAAAGTAAATTGTTTTTGAAAAAAAGGATGGTCTTTGGTAAATACTCTTTTAAATCCTTTTTTTAAATTATTTACATTATTATATTTTTTAGAGTTTTTAATTAACCATTTTTCCCCTTCATTTAATACTTCTTTGGTGGAATCCCCTACAGCAGAAATATTTTTCATTGTTACTTGTCTTGTATCTAAGTCTCTAAAAGCATCTCTTTCATCTAACATGTCATAAATAGTATCTGCATCAAGTTCAGTAGCATCTACTAAAGATTGTATACCTTTTGGGTTTTTAATAAGTTTATTATTTATTGATTCAGAAGCTGTTTGACTAAGAATACCATCTGGGTTAGCTTTGGTTTTATTAAATAGAACGCTTATATCATCTTTTTGAAATGCTTTTATAAAAGCATCAGTAATTTCCTCTGCTACTTTTCCTTTAAAATATCTTGGGTCTGTTCCTTTATCAAACCCTTCTCTCTCCACGACTCCACCATCTGCTAATTCCATCTGTTGGTAGTCTTCTAATACTTTAGGATCTTCTAAACCTTCAAAAGAAGGCATGACATTATCCATAGGAGGATTCTCCACTGGCATGGTGTCTAGTTCTACGATAGAGGGATCGTAAATAACTCGGTCAAGATTCGAGTTGCGATTGGTCATCGCACGCAGAGCTTTTTGGTATTTGCTCAGTTCCATATTAAAATCCTAATAGATAATTAAGTCCGCCTTGTGCATTTTTTTTTCGATCAGTGATATCAAAATTATCTAATGTTCTTTTTTGATTCATATCGTTAACCATGTCTTCTATTTTTTTGTATCCTTCAGGGTCATTCTTTTTTGCAAAGTTTGCAAAATCATCTAATGTTTCTGAATCAGATATATCTATTTTTAATCCTCCAAGGCCTTCTTCTAACTCTTTGCCTCTTACTTGATCAAAATCATAATCTTCTCCAAAATTAGCTTCTTTCCAATCTGGATCCATTTGTCCTCTTATTTTATTTTTTATAGTCTCTGGTGCCTTTGCCCATTCCTTACGAGTATATAATCCTTCCTTTATAATTTCATCGTCTATTTTTTTAAGGTATTGTTCAGAAAACACGCTAGCGCTTTTTCTAGTCTTAAGCATAGAACCGGTAACCGTTTTATACGCTTCACTATACGCATCTAAAATATCATAACCATCTACTACATCTCTATCTACTCCTAACTTTTCTAACAGATTATCTACTGCCATATCTGCATCTAGCTTCGAGTCACCCGTTGGGATAATATCGTCTGCAGATTCTTTAATTGCTTGTTTAAGACTTTTCTTTGTTTTGTTTAACAATTTTATAAGTTTTAATCCTGAACCATACGCATAGCCAACTCGTCCACCTACTGCAAATTCTTCTGGATCATCTATGTCATCTTTAAGAGAGTTAATTCCTTTTTTATCTGGATCAACAAGTTTTGTTTTTCTTGCTTCTTTTTCCATCATATATCTAACTAATTCTGGATTTTTAAGATCGCTGGTATCTATATCTACTACAGGTTTACTCCCTATATTTTTTGTATGTATTTCCCAAAAATGATCAATAAGATCTTCTCTACCACTGTCTAACATATTTTGTAAAGCACCTGGGGACGGAATGGTTACTTCTGCTTCCGGGTCAACATTTTTAATTAACCAATCTACTTTTTCTTGTCGGTTAAAATCTGATCCAAAAGGTTTATATGCTTCGGAAGGGTTTTTAAGTGATGTGATTCCAAATTCATCTTCTGCTTTTTTAGCATCATCCAAATCAATAGATCCTGGAGCTCTATCCATCTTAGGTTCAAAGTTATATTGTTTCTTCGCAAACTCTGCTGCTTCTCTAGAAGTTCTCATATTTTCTAAATCAGGAATTAAACTATCTAATACTTCTAATGCATCTTCTCCGTAAAATCTTCTAAAGTAATCTAAACTTTTTGGACTTCCCTCTAAAATTTCTTGCTGCATTTCTTTAGTAGCTGGAAACTCACCTGATTTCATATCTGTAA